ATATTCGACAACAATACAGGTTTATGCGTGTGTTCTTCACCCATTGAAGTACACATCGATGGAACAACCGCTATTGAAACCGAACAGTTCTACAACACATGGGAAATTCAGTTGGTAAACGGCGAGATTAAACCATATGTGATTGAAACACCTGAGATTAATCCTGTAGAACCATCAGACAACACAGGTGGTTCTTCTCAGGCATTAATCTTCAGGATTAAGCATGGGGATGCCGTTTATACGGAAGAATACCCAAGTTCTAAATATAGAGCAACAATCGTATCATTTCAAATGGCAGACGACAGATTTAATTCTCCAAATGTTGGTGCGATTGTTAAAGCTCCAGAGTTCCCATTGTATCGTGGCTCTGATTATCTTGTTGGTATCAACTCAGATGGTATTGCTTATTGTAAAAACAATAGCACGTCATTTGAGCATACAATCTCTGGGTGGATAACGGTTGTATTAAATCTAATAAAGGCAGGTGATTAATATCAACTATGTGATTGATGTACCTGAGACATTACATACTGGTGCTGATTGGGAACGTCTGTATATCATCAACAGTCAAAACCCTGATTTTACACTAGATGATGCATCTGCGGTATGCAAAATCAGAGACATGAAAAATAATGTCTTGTGTACTGCAATGTGTTCGATTAGTGGCAATCAAGTCTTGGTACAAATTGGATATGACGTAACTCTTGGTATTGATGAACGAATACGCAAGGGTAAATATGATGTGTTTCTTCTTAAAGATAATAAGTCCTATAAAGTTTGTATGGGTGACATCGAGATTATCCATGACATTTCTATGCATTAATTTTTTACAGGAGATAAACTATGGCAGACGATACTATTACAAAAATTTCTTTGGTTGACCCTATACAAGTGAATGTAGCCATCCCAAACTTTGAGGGTAAGCCTGGTCGTGATGGCACCGATGGTCGTGATGGTGACGATGCATATCGTGTTGCCGTCCGCAATGGTTTTGTTGGTACGGAACAAGAGTGGCTTGCCAGTTTACAAGGCGGTGGCACAGCCAAAGCAGAACAAGCACGACAAAAGCTGTTAGAGAATAATATTTGGTGTGACGATTCCACCGTTGATTCCGTATTAAGTGCACTCTTAGGCAACTGGGGCAAACCAATGCCGCGAACAAATTATGCTCCAATGGCTTTGCAGTCTACAATTTTAGTTGGTAACCCAAATCTAACATTTAGTGGTGAACCTCACTTTAGACTAAAGGTTGACAATAAAACTATTGAATTTGGTTCTAATGGACTTGCAGAAGTAGCTGTTTCAAGTTCTAATGCAGGCGATTCCTATGTGGCACAATACTTTGGTTATGTTGACAATCATATCTCAGATGTAAATATTTCCTTTGGTCGTCTAACTTCCGTATTCGACAAAGGTTCTTTGATTGAGACTAAACAACTTAACTTGGGCGGTAGTGATAATGTCAATGTTTCAATTTATGACAATAAGGTTGTTGAGTTAACTCATGTTGGTGACAAAAATAACCAACCAACTCTAGGTCAAAGTGAGTTCCAAAAAATCAAAGACTATGTTAAGACTAAAGTCGGAGATATTGAAACATTAATCATAGACGATGCACTCACCAGCCAAATGTGGGCTCCTTATAGTGGTTCATCTTTAAGAAACATTGCACAAGGCATTGGACATGGGGTCAATCTTAAATTAGATTTCTCTTATTATCAATCTCAAGGGTATGGAAGTCAAGAAGAACGACTCTTTAGTCGTGTTGCTTCAGACGACAATCGCTCTAAATGGTATATTGGTAAAGCTATTCAAGTTGGAGACTCTAATGTTATGATAATGAAACCTACTGGATGGAACATTATTTATCGTTATAACACCAACACTATTATGGAATCTCAAGATTCTCTATAATAGACCAATGGGGAGACATCTTCCGTCTCCCCAAGTTTTACATATGTTTTTAATTCGTAAGAAAGGCAATCAATGGAACTATTAACAATGATTTCTTTGATATGTGGCATACTTGTGTTTGTCGGAAGTTTCATTGGCTTTGTTTTTAAAGTCATGATTATTTCCCCATTAAAAGTCTCTATTGACAACCTTAGCACAACTATTGCTGCTATCTTGAAAGACATTGAAACAGGTCGTGTTGACCGATACAACATGTCTATCAAACTTAGTGGAATGGAGTCCGATATTAAACATATCGGACAACGCATTGATGCCTTAGAGGAATATTCTCGGAGGTAATCAATGAACTCACTATTCGCAAAAGCTAGAGAATATTGGGATAAACTAAAGGAATCTCATGGGAATATTCACTCCTTACAATTCGTAAAATTTGTAATTACAACCAGTTTTATTCCGATATTTATTTATTTGATTGTATGGCTATATGCAATCTATGCAATGCACATCGGATTAAACGTGAATATTCTCGTGTCTCTCTTAACGGAGCTACGATTGTTCGTCTCCGTAATCTTCTCTACACAGACAGTCACAGGTTTGCTTGCTTATGGTGTTGCTTTAATTGACTCAGATGGTAATGGTGAGTCAGATGAATTAGATGCAAAAGCACACGCAAGGCAGTCACAACAAAATAATGTTATAACTAGTAATGAAATGGGTGATACGAAATGAGACAATTAACAAAAGACGAATTAATGGAGATGGCAACAAATGCACAAGGCTATATAGACCATATTTACTTACATTGGTCTGCTGGTAGATATAACCAAAGTCACACCGATAAATACCATATCTGCATCGACAAAGACGGCAACATGTATGCCGATGTTAACGACTTTACAGAACACCGAGACCATACCTATATGCGAAACGGTCGTGCAATCGGTATCTCATTAAACGGTTGTTTCGATGCCATTAGTCCGACAAACATGGGTACAGAACCACCGACTGAAAAACAAATCTATGCCCTAAGTTGGTTGGTGGCACTATTATGTGTTCAAATCGGTATTCCTTTAGACATTCAGCACGTAATGACACATGCGGAAGCCGCAGATAATAAAGACGGTATGGACTTATGTTATAACGACCCAACGCCATACCCAAACAATACTTATGGTCCAGACTCAACGTGCGAACGATGGGATTTATGGGTGTTGCGTGAGAACGAACAACCATGGTCTGGTGGAGACCAAATCCGTGGTAACGCACGATTCATAGCCAGCAATGAATGGGGTATCAGCCTATGAGATACCATATTGCAAAACCGCCATTATGGAAAACGGTTGGTACGGTTTTTTCGATATGTTTAATTGGTTTATTCGTGTGTGTGTATCTATTGTTTAGTGGCATACATACACACGAGAAACAATTGCAAGAAACAGAAGAAGAGCTACAAGTCACACGAATACAACTGCAAGTGACAAAGCGAGAGAGAGAGTCGTTAAAACAACAGATTTCAACATTAGAGAACCTTGAGTACGAGCGTGGCACACTTGTGCCACCGCCACCACAGGAGATACGATGAATGAAAATATTAGAACATATATTATGTCGAATCCAAAGCGTAACGGTATTATTATTCTTGGGATTATTCTTATGTGTGCCATCTGTATCTGGAGCTATATCAGAGCAGACAGTCACATTGACACAAAGCCAATACAACGTGCTAATGAAGAACTTCGACACGCTGGAGAATACAATAGACAGTCAGTTGAATACAATCAACGAATTAGAACAGCAGTTGAGCATAGCCAAGATGTCAACGAACGAGTCACAACAAGCGTTACTCGAAGCCTTGAAGCAACTCGAGGAACAGCGGCAGCTATTGATAGAAGCACAGAACTCGTTAAAGCAGCAAGAACAGATGCTGCAAGAGCAAAGGCTATCATTAGAGAAAGCAGAAATATACTTGAATCAGCAAAAAGAGATAATCAAGAAAGCACAACAACAGAACCGCAACAGTAAAATCTTAAATATTGTTCTTGGAACTGCCCTTGTGTATAAAATCGCCAAGGGTTAGCGGAGGTGGTCTTCTTCATCTCTCTAGCGGACAAGAGTGGATGTCCGATATTGTCTTTTTAGTATGTTAAATATTCTACATAATATAAATGGGGAGTATACCGTAATTGGTATACTCCCCATTTTTTGCGTTTTAAGCGTTATTTTGTTTTAATTCCAATGGCTTAACCTTTGTGATTGTGTCGCCACGCACTTGGATATAATATCCTGTGCCAATCTTAAGTTCAACCAAGTAGTTAGACCACATGACATATTTGTTACCTACGTGGTCGAATACATACGCCATAGGTTTGCCTGCCTTGGTTGTCTTTTGTTTGAAATCAGACACAATAATTGCCTTGACATCACGACCGTTTGCCAAATTTGTGTTATATCCCCTCAGAGGGTCTTCAAAAGTGCACCCAAGGTATTCATACCTAAGAGAGACCACAGGTACCTTAGAGCTCAAATTTGGGCGTTCTATGAGCATTATAGAATTATACTTGTCTGTCCATTCTTGGATTTTCTTTTCAATGTTCTGTTTCTTTTTGTCTAAAGACTTTAATTCCTTGTCAGAGAACAATCCATCGTTTGTATACATGATGTCTTCATGCTGTTGTAGTTTGGTTTGCCACTCATGTATTTTATCTAAGGCGTTTTTACGGTCTTTATCGTAAGACTTATACTCAGGTATTAATGCCATGAGTTCATGAGTATCACCCAAGAAATCTAATGCACCACTTCCGACTAAACCCTGTAATTGTAGCTTGGTGTACTTACTGAAGATGGCATCTATTGTGTATTCTTGTGGTTTTTCAATCTTATTGATACCTTTGATGTATGCAAGACCGACACGCACAGAACTATCTTCGACTGTCCACTGGCGGTCACTGTGGCGTAAATCAGGTGGTAATATCTTGATGCCCTTGCGTTGCATCTCTTGGATGTACGGCAAGATTTTCTCTTGATTGCCATCCTCGGAATTGATGGTTGCGACATAAAATTCCAACGGATAGTGAGCCTTTAAGTATGCCGTTATGTATGCCATATAGCCATAAGATTGACTGTGAGCCTTATTAAATCCATAGCTTGCGGCTGCAATAATCATGTCTAAAATTTGTTTCGCCACATCTTTATCTGTACCATTCGCAACCGCACGGTCAACAAATTCTGCCGTAATCTCTTGCATTAAATCGTGGTCTTTTTTACCAACCGCACGTCTTACCGTATCTGCTTCCGCCATTGAATATCCAGCAATAATCTGACACACACGCATAATTTGTTCTTGGAACACCATGATGCCATATGTTTCACCTAATGGTTCTTTTAATCGTTCATCTAAGTACTCAAACGGCTTACCATTACGGCGGTCAATATACTCATCTAGCATGCCTGTTAAAATACACGCTGGTCTATACAAGGCAACCACAGCGATTAAATCGACAAAGTTCTTTGGGGCAATACTTTTAAGAGTTCTTACCATTCCTTGTGATTTCATTTGGAATACTCCAAGTGTATCACCTTTACACAGCAAGTCTAACGTAGGTTTATCATCCCAAGGTAATTTTGCCAAGTCAAGACTGTTTTTGACACTAGCCATCGTTACACAATCATTGATTACATCCAAGGTTCTAAGACCAAGAATATCCTCTTTTAGAAAACCCATAGACTCTAAATGTTTAAAGTTTGTGGATGCCACAAAGGTTTCTTCTTTTGTTTGAGAATTTTTTTGCATCTCTAGTGAACAATACTTGGTAATATCTTGGTTTGAAACAATGACTGCCGATGCGTGTTTACCAAAGCCAGTCATAATACCGACCAGCTTCTTAGCGAGTTCAAACATTTCTTGATGTTTACCATCATTTATATAATCAAGTTTTGCATACTCAAGGTCGTTATCATGGAAATCTTCATCATCGTCAAAAGATACATCCTTGATTTTCTTTGAATAGGCATCTGCAATAGTATGGTCTACGCCTAGACATCGTGCAGCTTCTTTTAATGCTCCAGATGCTTTCATGTATGAAAATGTACGACATTGATAGACATATTTGTATTTTTCTTCAAGATATTGAATAACTTCTCCTCTGCGAGCCTTAGAGCAATCGTTATCAATCCTGCTTACCCTCTGTTTCCAGATATTTATTGGGGGAGTAGACTATCTCATCATCTTGTTAAAAACAAGAGCCTTGCACTTCCATTGGGGCAATATCCAATGTACTTCACTATTGTGAATAGTCGTTACACTTTATATGGAAACAACCAACTTTACGATACTTATGCATAGAAGTTAGTGAGCCACCATAAGTCGCATGAAAATATCTTGATGCTTCAAGACACGACTTAAAACTTTTTAACGGTGTATCACCTTTATATAATGTACACTCTCTAAAATTTCTGACAGGCGACATAGTCTTGTAAGATTTATACAAGTTTTCTTTTCTTGTTACCCATCTTAAATTAGAAACGTGATTATTTTTAATGTTATTGTCTATATGGTCTACCTCTGGCAAGTTATTCGGATTAGGAATAAAAGCCGTTGCGACCAGTCGGTGAACAGAAAAATGCTTATTTACATTATTTTTGCTCAACCGAACATACATATAATTGCTAGTAGTTGTTGGTGATTGAGAAATAAATCGTTTAAAATGATTGCTATATATGCGACCATCTTCATATACGATATAATTCTCATATCCTTTTATTGGTTTTGATTTCATATAACCTCTCTTTAGAGGTTGTTTCCATATCTTAGCACGGTATTATCTGCTATCTCATGTATCATATACACTAGACCGTAGACTCTCTTACGAAGCGTATTCGCCTGTGAATAAAGACTATAATTGTCATATAGCCAGTCTTATTTAACTTCTACCGTTAGCCGTCTATTGACGACACCGCTTTTGCCATAGCGTTCACAAGGTACTTAGCTATGTGTCACCACACGCTCGGACATTAAATCTATCCGCTGGAGATATACGGTTTGGGTTTGCAAACCGTTCAAAATATAAATCGTTTGTAATAGCATCGAGTTGAACAATATCCATCAAGTACGCACATTCACATCCGCCGCAGCTTCCACGTCCGTACCCAACTGGGATGTCACGCTTACGACAAGCATCGAGAATATCTTTGGTTATCAACAGATAATCCATATACCCAACCTGTTCCAGAATATCAATCTCGTGTAACACACGTTCGTCAACACGCTTTTTGAACTCTGGTGTCACCTGATTTAAAATCTTTTGTTTATACCCCTGTCTCAACGCATCTAAAAACACAGGTTTGACATCGCCATCTTTAACATACTTTGGATAGACATCCAAGTTGAAATCAACCTGTGTATTACATTTGTCAAAAATAACATTAGTATTCTCAACCATTGTTTCAACCATGTCAACGCCGAATTGTGGATACAGACGGTCGAATACCTGTGCTTCCGATTGTATAAAGAAGTCGTTTGAACCATAGTATTGGTCTTCATCATCATCTTGTGAACGACCACGGAAAGCCTTATGTAAAGCGTAATCTTCTTCATACACATAATGAGAGTCACAAGCGGCAATCAATGGTACATCATATTTTGCACCCATTTCTGCAACCATTGCATTAAAACGCTTTTGGTCTTCATGTTGATATGTATGGATTTCAAAATATAAGTCGTCACCAAAGATGTCTTTGAACTGCGGAATTAAAGACTCACGATTATCACCTTTTAACCATCCACCCATGCATGCCGATGTACAAATAAGACCCTCTGAATACTTGCGTATCATATCAAGGTCACATCTTGACTTGTAATAGTAATGTTTATGTGCTTCGCTGGTTAATTTGAACAAGTTTTCTAGTCCGACTTGATTTTTCGCAAGAAACAATATATGATTATATGACTTATCCTTGATGTGGACATCATATGTATAATATAACTCTGACCCCATCACAAGTTTTAAATCTGTGCCATGTTTCTTGTTGTATTTCTGTAGATGCACATATGTATCAATCAATCCTGAACAACCATTGTGGTCTGTGAGTGCAAACCCTCGCTGTCCAAGTTCGTGTACACGCTTAATGATGCCATCTACAGAACTGATTGCATCTTTCATCCCATAGTTTGAAAACTGTGAGTGCAGATGCAAGTGAATAAAGTTGTCTGCCATATTTTTACCTCCTGTTTGAAAACATTTTTATTCGTTATTGACATTATATCACAAGTGGTGTATAATTGCAAGTGAAGTTGATTGAACTTCAAAAGTATTTTTCCGAACGGAAAGGAACAAAAGCATATGGCAAAAGTAAACGAAAAAATCGTGGATGTTGTGACTCCTGTTGGTGAGTCTGTATTCTGTAAGATTAATGGTGTCGTTGACGACTACATGGGTCAAAACAAATATACCATTACAATTAAACTGGATGATGCAGATGCCAAAGCGTTACAACAACAGTTGATGGACATCTGGGAAAAATCCGAAACCCATAACTCTCGTGTAGACGAAGAAAAAGAGGTTGATAGACCTAAGTTCCCATTGACTAAATCCAAACAGTACGGATGGCAACTCAAAGCAACTACTAAGACTGAGTTTACTGACAAAAACGGTACAGTTCATGAGAACATCATCCAATTAGTCGATGGCAACAAAAAACCAATGGATACCAAAACACAAATTTGGAAAGGTTCTAAAGTTGCATTATGGTTGGGTGCAAGACCGTATGAAACACCAACAATGTACGGTGTGTCACTCAAACTCAAGGGTATTCAAATTATCGACTTAATCACAGGTGGCTCTGGTGGTGCGTTCGGTGGTTCTGCATCCGATAGTGTTCAATCCTTTGGTGGTTCTCCAATGTCAGAAACATTTGATAACTCTGAAGACATTCCATTCTAATTAAAACCAAATATTGATAACCAAAATCAACCCAAGTCAAATACGGCTTGGGTATTTTGGCGTTCAAACAATATGGTTCTTATGTATAAAATTTTGTGTAAAAGTGTGAGATTTATCCTTGACAAATTTAAACTTTTGTGATACCCTATCAAACCTATGTATTAATACATAAGAATATACTTGTGAATTAATACATCAGTATACTTTGGTATGAATACTCTTGATTTAAAACATTGGTCTTAATACATTGGTTGTTCATACCTTGGTTATTAAAACAATGGTCTTAATGCACAAGTTCCCCATACATATGTTTTCACTCTCTGTTTTTCTACATAAGGTTTTCATACAGTAGTGGAATACTTGTTTGGTAACATATGTATTCTCACTACGTTCGAATACATATGTTACACGACAAACCAAATGAATTGCTTCGCAATAATCGGCAAGCCGATTGTATTTTTCTTAGTCAGACAAAAACTTCCTTGACTTGGCAATACAGTTATGCTATAATGATGGTACAACAAGTCAGAAGCAAACCATTTAACCGACAGGAGGAACACTATGGCAACAGACTTTGAAAAACAAGAACCAAAGAAAAAAGCATGGACACTTGCCATGCAATACTTTAAAAAGTGTACCAAAAATGGTGCGTTCAAAAATAACAAACCAACATCTGAGTTCTTTAAGGTTCGTTCATTCTTTATGCAGATTGACGAAAACTCTATGTTGAAGTTACATAAATACATGAACTCGTTGGAATATAAAGAGATGTCTTTAACCGACTTGTTCATTAAGGCAAACGAGTTAAATGCAGTTCAATTCGCAAAAGCTAATACAAACACAACCGTTAGAGAACGTAAACAGTTTGACATTAAGAAATGGTTAGACGACAATGCGTAGAGTTAACCAACTAGGGTTCTTGGTTGTTAACAAAAAGAAACCAACGCCAAAGAGAAAAATTGAAGATATAAATGTGAACACATTCTTCACTAGACTCAATAGTCATAAATATTTATCCAAGCTAAAAACAACAAATAAAGAAGAAGTATTTCTCAAATTAGAATCTATTGCAGATACTCACAAGCCATTTGATTATCAGTTGGTCGGTAATGCACTCAGGGTCGTATTTGAAGAAGAAATAAGACCTTTTGCACGGAATTGGAATATCGAACATATTGGCTTTGGCTCATATCAAAGAGATAAGCGTTCATATTTGTTTATCTTTGACTACATGAAGAACGAGACGTTTATATTTATTATTCGCAAGCCACATCCAGAAACAGAGCTTGAGATATGGGAAATGTCAGATTTAAACTATTGGGGGTAATATGAAGATTGAAGACAATTTAAGATACTTTCATTTATTGTATTCACTGGATATACGAAAGAATCTAATAAAGTTGATGGAGCTGATTTATGAACATGGGTATCAAACAATACAACCAACAGATGATGGTTTATTGATTCTATCTAATGGAGAATACTTGACATCTCTTAGACATAAAGACTTTTGTTATCTTAGTGAAAAGTCTGCTATGACACATAAACAAATGCCTGTGTCTCAATTTATCAATAAACGTAGAGCAACCATCAAAGGTTCTTTTGATAATGCTGATGAGATTGTCCGTAGTATTGAAACATCGTATCAACAACTATTGAGTGTGTTGGAGCATGTGGAAAATCCATATAGTCCATTTGAGGAGTTATATCTAGTTGACCGTGAACGAGTGGTTCGCAACTGTTCGGTTACCCCAAAATTCATTACACACGTTGAACCGATTAGTGAGTATCTACCGCTTATAGAAGTCAGAGACAACAAGCCTGTCCCTGTAAGAGAACTGGTTAACACATTATACTTGCTAAAGTGTTGTTTTGATGATACAATAGATTATGAGATGAATACATTGATTAAAAAACTACAGGAGGAATATAATTGGTATGAACACAATCTCAACACTACGATATAAGATAGATATACAAGAACTCGTGGAAGAATACACCACGTTATCACGAAACGGTGGTAAAGTGCCACGAGGAACATGTCCTATTTGTCATGGGGATAACCCAACAGAGTTCTGTATCTTAGGTGACCGATACTATTGTCACCGATGTGGTTCATCTGGTGATGCCATCGGTTTTTATGCCGAAGTAGAGGGTCTACCATTCTATCAAGCGGTTGAAGCCTTGGCAGAAAAGTACGAGGTATCAACAGACGACCCAACATACCAAAAGCAGAAAAGCATCGTAGGTCAAAACACTAAGGTTGCCATGAAGTATCACAAAGCCGTTGATGCCGTTCGTGAATACATGAATATCAAGCGTGGTATCAATGATGCAGTCCTAGACGAGTTCTTGATTGGCTATGATGCTGGTGGTTTCTTGGGTGTGCAATCTTCTGGGATTGTAATCCCAATTCAAGATGCCTATGGTCGTATCGTTGGGTTTTCCAAGAGACGACTTGAAGAGACCAACGAACCAAAATATAAAAACACAAGAGAAGACGATGTATTTATTAAACGACAACTACTGTTTAATTATCATCGTGCCATCAAGATGTTAAAACCAAACGGTGTACTGCATGTTGCCGAGGGTTATCTCGATGTTATGTCAGCACATCAACAAGGTGTACCATGTGTTGGGTATCTTGGTGGTCGCTTGACTAAAGACCAAATCGGTCTACTCTGGGAGTTACAAAAGCGATACAATGGAGATATTACATTCGCATTGGCTGTTGATAATCCAGAGTGCGATGCCACAGGTCGTAAGGCATTGTTAAAGACACGAGAAGACATCAATAAGTACGCACCAGGATTAAATGTGCGTGTTGTTAAATATCCAAGTACTAGTAACGGAAGTGAGGAATAATTATGTTAGTATGTAAAGTTGAAAACTTGTTTGGAGAAAACGATTATTGCTGTGGTAGAATGGCAGAACATGTTATTACTGTTGGAGAGACCAATTATCTACCTCTGAGTGCTGTTAAAAGACTTGGTTTTATATATGATACAGAAGACATTGAAGAGGTAGAATACGAAGAACCTGCTAAGGTCACAAAAAATACAACGCTGGCTGTTGCTTTTGAAGACTTGTTTGTAGACGACTCTTATGATAAAACATGGGATAAGATGGCTGTGGGAAAAGATGGTGTTAAATACTTGACATTAGACACACTTAGAGAAACATCTTTTGTTATTATGCCTTGTGATTTACAGGAGGTTGAGTTCTAATGAATGTATTGATTGCATGCGAAGAGTCTCAAACCGTTTGTGCAGCCTTTAGAAAACTTGGGTTTAACGCCTATAGCTGTGACTTGGTTGAGTGCTCTGGTGGACATCCAGAGTGGCATATCCAAGATGATGCCTTACAAGTAATCAAGCGTAAAGGCGGTGTGACACAAAGCGGTAATCTTGTGCTTGTCGATAAATGGCATCTCATGATTGCACATCCGCCATGCACATACTTGACATCTAGTGGTGCAAAATGGTATTATCATCCTGAGGATAAACATCTTCCGATTGAACAACGTAGACCACATCCAAAGTTCCCAAATCGCAAGAAAGACCAAGAAGATGGTGCAAACTTCTTTATGGCTATGATGGATGCAAACATTGATTATATTGCAGTAGAAAACCCTGTTGGTGTTATGTCAACGAGATACCGTAAGCCAGACCAAATCGTGCAACCGTTTATGTTTGGCGACCAAGCACGAAAAACAACGTGTTTGTGGCTCAAGGGGTTGCCCCTTTTGCAACCAACGAATGTCGTGGACGAGGGTGAGACTTTGACTTTCAAAAGTGGCAAGCGTATGCAAAAGTGGATTTCAGATGCCTTAACCGAAACAAAATCTGCTGAAGAACGCAGACGGTTACGCTCTAAGACATTTCAGGGTATGGCAGATGCGATGGCTAAACAATGGGGTGACTTTTTATTACAACAGGAGAAAATAAATGAAAAATCTAATTGAACAACACCCAGTATTTGCATTTCGTGTAATCTATTGGACACTATATGTGGTTTTGTTATTGGTATTAAACATGCAACAACCAACGCTAATTGCATTAACAATTGGCATCTTTGGCATTTTAAGTGTATGCCGAATGGTGACTGCGTTGGTTGCCATGGTGTTGGTTAAATACAAGGATTACGACTTACAGGTTACACCACATAGTCTACTGGAGATTAACGATAAGTACATTGGTTAATTTATTACAGGAGAAAAATCATGAAATATACAAATGGAAATGCCAATATTTGGCTTGACTTAAGAGATGGCACACGCATTATCGAATATCCAGATAACGAACCATTGACACTACAGACACCACTCAATATTGATATTCGTGTATCTACACAATGTCCATATGGTTATAACGTGGAAACGCAGAAATCTACTTGTGCATTTTGTCACGAATCTGCATTGGTTAGCGGAGTAGAATGTCACTATGATATTCTACAACAGGTGTTAATCGATGCAGAACTCCCAAGAGGAACTGAGATTGCATTGGGTGTCAATGAAGTGACACCAGATTTAATCCAATTCGTTAAGAACTTATGGAAACTTGGGTTGGTTGTAAACATTACAATGAACGAGCGTTATATTACAGAATTTGGCGACACAGGGTTAAAACAAATGTTGCCCTATGTGTTTGGTCTTGGCATCTCATATCGCTCGTTACAGGGGTGTTTATCGCTACCAGATTGGATTGCTGATTATCCACACACGGTTATTCATGTAATCAACGGTATTGACAACTTTGACGATGTAAAAGAACTGGGTATCAAATACCGCAAGTTATTGGTCTTGGGTGAAAAAGACTTTGGATTCAACCGTGGTAAGGTCAACTTGGACACGCCACAACACAAACAATGGAAATCCAATATTATGCAATTGACAAAAATCTTTGACATTGTGTCTTTTGATAATTTGGGGTTGCAACAATTAGAAATCCGTGGTAAAATTACAGATGAAGAATACAAATCGTTTTACCAAGGCGAACATTCCATGTACATCAATGCGGTAGAACAATACTTTGCTCCATCTAGTCGTACACGGAATAACATTAAGCACTTTGGTGAAACCGATTTACGTTCGTATTTTCAATGTTGCGAAGCACAGGAGGTGTCGCATGATACTTATTAGAACAGGCGTATTTGAAACCAACAGTTCATCCGCACATTCTCTTGCGTATGGCACAGAATATATCTTGCGTGGTTCTCGTTGGTATCAACCAACAGAAGAACACGACTTTAGTAATCCAATGTATCGCTTGGATACGGTACCAGATAATTACCGTGGATACACATTCTATGAATGGCTTGGTGAATTCGGTTGGAGCGGTAAATATTTACGCACACCACAAGAAAAGTTTTCGTATCTGTTGACACAAATGGCAGATACATCGGAAAAACTGCATGAGTCAACCGATTATGAAACCATAAAAGAAATGGTTGAAGACATTGGTTGTGAAATCGTTCGATGTAACGACCAAGATGGTTATGTTGACCATGAAAGTTACGGTATTGTTAAACCATCGTTATTTAAGTCTAAAAAAGACTTGATTACGTATCTTTTTAATGATAACATTAGAGTATACATTGAAAATGACAATGACGAATACCAAGAGTGGTATACAGGAGAACGTACTAATGGCTACTAATGTGTATATTGTCGTAATGGTTGATGATTATTTAACCGACCGTACATACGACAGTCCAGAGTATATGTATTATACCTTAGATGAGGCAGTTGCTAAGCTAACAGAGTTATACCTTAAAGACGACCATGAATGGTTTATCGACTGTTATGAACGATTGGATAACGGTCGTTTAATTCTCAATGATACACTCTGGAGTAGAGACTTATGTTAAAAACACAATTAATTACCAAAATCCCATTGGAAGCACCTGTGAACCAATGTCAGGGTTTCTGTTACGACACCAAGCGTAATAAATTCGTTATCGCAACCATTTCAAGCGACAATCAAACACAAGATATTATGCGTGTGTGTACCGATTGTGGCACGGTCGTGTATAAGAAACGGTTTAACGATAAGCCACGCTTGGGTCATATGAACACGTTATCATATCGTGACGACCTAGATATTATCTATACGACAAATGCAACCGTTGATGGTTTTTTGTTGACGGTACTCAATGCAGAAACATTTGAAGTTCAGGAAACCATTAAGATGCCACACAAGGTATTTAACGTGGCTTACGACTCATTCTATAAGACATTCACATCCATTCGACCATTCAAGAAAAACATGCGTTTAATTCAAGAATATACATGTGATTACTTGGATGCAAAACCGAAGTTTTCTCATGAATATCAACTTGATTGTTTCAACGAAGATATTAATAACAATGGTGCGTTATCCCAAGGTCAACTGCTTGTGTTTACAAATATGACACATTTGTTGGTATACAATCGTTTTACAAAGGAGATGGACACATATGAAATCCCAAAAGACATTGAGCCAGAAGATTTTGACTTTGTTGGAGACGAATTATACTGTGCCGTCTATCGACCAAAACATCAAGTTGAAATCCACAAAGTCATTGAACCACAATTTGTACGTTGACGAACCACATTTAGATATGATACAATGGGTTACACGAGCGTTTACCACAAATGTTCGCAAGAGTCTTGATACGGCATTTCTGCTATATTTGGCATCGAATTATACCGAAGAAGAATTGCGTAAACTGCCTGTGAGTGCCATCTCTCACTTGGTCGATGTTCGGTTTATTCGAGATGTTGATGGTGGTATTGGTTATGAGATACGACCAAGGTTAAAAACCGTTAAAATATAACACAGGAGGTCTACATGAAATTCATTGATTTATTCGCTGGCATCGGCGGTTTTCACTCTGGCTTAACCAAAGCTGGTATGGAGTGCGTTGGTTGGTGCGAACAAGATAAATACGCACAAGCATCATACCGTGCGTTATACCCAACGGATAATCTTTGGTTTTCACCAGATATTCGTGCATTAAACGGTACAGAGATGCCGTATGCAGACCTGTGGGCGTTCGGTTTCCCCTGCCAGTCGGTGTCAATCGCTGGTTTAAAACATGGGATGGAAAACACACGAAGCGGTTTATTCTACGAGGTCACGAGGTTATTGAATGAAACAAAACATAAACCCAAGTGGTTGTTCATTGAAAATGTTAAAAACTTATTATCCATCGACAATGGATGGGGGTTCTATGGCGTATTGTCTGAAATGGACAAAGCAGGGTACGATGTGTTCTGGCGTGTGTACAACACAAAAGACTTTGGACTACCACAAAACCGTGAAAGGGTGTTCATTATTGGACATCTTGGAAACGGATGTACCGAAGACATTCTATACCGACCCAACCAAAGCGAACAATCTATTGTTCAAGTCGGAAATATAATTCACACAACATCTTTTGGTGGCAATCCACAACGAGGTCGCATATATTCACCAGACGGTTTATCACCAACTCTGACCTGTGTCAAGGGCGGTGGTATTGAACCAAAGATTCTATTAAGTAAAAACCCCAATGTAATACGCAAGTTGACCCCTAGGGAGTTCTGGCGATTACAAGGATTTACAGACCAACAGTTTGATACCTGTGCAAAGATACAATCTAACGCACAATTGTATAAACAAGCTGGTAATTCCGTGTCTATTCCAATTGTTTACGAACTTGTGAAGAAGATTATTGAACACCACAGGAGGTTACATGGTAATGAATAAATTTATTGATAATTGTCAACAAGTAGTTATTCGGTCTTTATTATTTCCGATGGCTGCATTTACATCAACGACAGCACGAATACAATATATCAGCGAGGTATTTAATTCCTTAAATATTGTTTGGTTCTCAAAAACATTGAAAAACCACAAAGCATTGGTTATGTCAACACATGAAGATTACGACCATATATATTGGGAAGTAACATTTAATGGTGAAACCAATGAATATTATGTCGATGAATACCATAAGAAATCCAATACCGTAATTACGCTATCGGAGGACTAATGGAAAAACAATGTAAAGATTATAACGACTTGTTAGTCCAGAATGTTGACATTGGCTCACTTGAGACCGAACCGCTAGATATTACTTGTTTAAATGTTCTACTTGAAGAATATCCAAGGAAAGAAGACCAATATAAAAAAGCATCTCGGTTCTGCAAGTCAGTCAACGACAAAATGGTGCTTGCTGATATTGCAACCATGCTGGCAAAACGATGGGATAGAACCATTGAGGATGTCAAAAATTATCTCGATGTGACCGCATCAAATAGTGAAGAACTTTGGGAAAAAGTCCATGGTTTTAAAGACTCGTTTGAAGACATGAAGACATTCATCGGTCAAGAGGGAGTTCCCCTTGGATTCCCATCCTTGGATTTTGCTATTAATGGTGTTAAACGTAGGGAAATTGTGTTGCTTGGTGCGTATACCAACCAAGGTAAATCATTCTTTGCAGCCAAGGTTGCCGCACATCGGTTGATGGACTCAAAGGATAATGTCTTAATTTTCTCATTGGAGATGCCACGAGGTCAATTCTTAGCTGAAATTGTCAAGGAAATTCTTGAGGTTGAAGAAGACGAGTTATTCGAGATGTTGCAAACAGAACAGGGTATTGAGATATACTCTCAAGTAGCATCTGTATTGGACAAGCGTGTACGCTTTGTTGACGAACCGAATAAGACCATTGAAGACCTTGAGAAGATTACCGAAGCGTGTTATGCTAATGATTTCCCTGTGGATTTTGTTATATTTGACCATTTCCACTTGATACCTGACATTGACGACATTCCTGTGTTGTCGAAAAATGCAAACAAAATGAAAGAATACGTTAAGAAATTTAATTTGATTTTGTTTATGCTTTGTCAGTTTAACGAGGAGTCTCAAAACACCTTTGGTAAAGAAAAAAGTAAGAAACCATATGAACCAATCTTGAGATACATCAAAGGTTCTAATGCACTTAAAGCTATCGCAGATATTATTCTGTTGTTGTGGCGACCGTATATGACTGACACGCAACTTGATTTTGACGAGCGTGAGAAAATCAAGAACCATACATATGTTAAAATTGGTAAAACTCGCAGAAAACTACGAGGACCAGCAAACATCTTCCAATTCAAGTATGACGATAAAACATCTCATTTAACAGAGATAAATTATTTCTCATAAAAACACAAATTAATACTTGACATATACGACTGCAAGTGTTATCATAATAGTGTACCAAGGGTTGTGTTCCTCCTTGGTGCACCTCCTTTCTTAACATAGTCAACGGAGTCACATCCGTTGACACACATGGGTCGTTGCAGGATGCAATCAGTACACTTGAGCTTGGGTTCGATTCCCAAGAGACCCAAATAGCATACGGTGCTGACTACCGTGTCAAAAGTGTGGCGTTACATGTGACGAGAAAACATGTCAGAGACAACTGTAAACCATCACCAAAGATGTAAAAGATAAGTCGCTTTATTGATGTGCGACAAACAAACATCAAAAACAAGTTTCTGAGAGCCTTGGTAAAACTCACAGGGGTGTGTAATCTCATAATTACACCGTCAGATAAGACGATAACATCATATGTAAAAATGTAGAGTATGCTCTATATTTACCGCCGTCATTGTGAAGACGTTAAAACTCACTTGAACCTGTCAAGTTACAACAGGTACGCTATAGCATCTACCGCCGATGAGTATAGACGTATACAAACATAAGACATCGAGATTGCAATCTTTCGGTGGTCGAATGATACAACAAGGATTGTATGGCGGTAGACACGGATGGTTGTCAGAGTGGGTTATTGAGTCTCTTTGCTAAAGAGATGTCGTTCATTAAAACGACCACAGGTTCAAATCCTGTACCATCCTCCATTTATTCTTGGGTAGTTCAACGGTAGAGCATCTGGCTGTTAACCAGAGAGTTGCAAGTTCGAGTCTTGCCCCAAGAGCCATGTCGTTGTAGTCAAGATGGATAAAGACAACAGACTGTAAATCTGTCGCTTATAGCTTCGGAGGTTCGAATCCTCCCAACGGCACCACATAGAGATATGGTGTAATGGTAACACAGCAGAATTTGACTCTGCAATTCTAAGTTCAACTCTTAGTATCTCTTCCATTAAATCCATCTCACATAGCTAATGGGGTGGTCGGTATGAGCTGGCTTGCCGTTAGAGAGAGAATGGATGTACACTGTTTTCTCAGCCGACTCACATGGAAAGTTGGCAGAGTCTGGTTTAATGCGACAGTCTTGAAAACTGTTGAACAGAAATGTTCCGTGGGTTTAAATCCCACACTTTCCTCCAGAGCCAGATACATATGGTACGCCATTGTATCACCGAATAGATTACTTAAGGGTTTTCTATTCGGATGGCATACATCGTATGTCTTGGGTAATAGTCCAAGAGATACGCATGATTTTTCCTCCTGACTGACTTGGGGTAAAACCCAAGTCGTTCATGCACCTATAGCTTAATGAAAAGCAACGATTCTATCATCTTCTCGTGATGCAAGTTCAAATCTTGCTAGGTGCACACAACTACTACTGTTGCGTACGCAATAGCGTCAAGCAAAAGACGAAAACATTTTGCAATCCTCTACAAACCATCATCTTAATCTTTAGTGTTCACACTGGCACGTTAAATCTAGTGTACTCCTTTAAAAGACCCAAGCGTTTTACCTCCTTTCACGCTTGGGTCTTTTTCTTATGCAAAAAACTGTTGACAAACATAGATAGATACTGTATAATAAATATATACGAAAGCAGGTGAATACATGAAAGAAAATTCATTCTTGTGTCCTGACGGCAAAACCATACTTGTGAAAGATTGTATGAAAGAATGTCGTATGGGGCAACGATGTCTTGCTAAACCACTATTGGTAAACGCAAGTCGTCTCAGGAACTTAAATAGAGACCACTTCTCAGTCACAGAGGTGTTGTCTCCAACATTATATATGTATCTAAAGGCAAACAATCCAGAGACAATCAATCCATTCTCCTCGATTGCTGCGACAGTCGGTACAAGCATGCATGGTATTCTTGAGAATTGTCTACCCCAGAATTACGCAGGCGAGTTTCGGTTGAATTATCAGGGTCTCACAGGTCAGATGGACTGTATTGACTTGGAGCACCACACCTTGTATGATTACAAAGTCGTTGGTGCATACAAGTGTGCGACAATGATGGGTGGTAGACCTTTGTGGCGACCATATACAATCACTCGTGGTAAACGCAAGGGTGAAACCGAGATGAGACAACAATGGGTATATGATGGGTTACATCATTATGGCGATTACTGTAAACAGCAAAATCTGTATCGTATACTATTGGGGAAACATGGCATACCAGTTAACGACATGTTTTTACAAGTGATTATTAAAGAGCCAATCAATACGATTAAAACATTTAATCTGGATAAACAATGCTACTTGATACAACTGCCTAAGATGAATGACAAACGGTTGCTTGATTATGCGTTATACAAGAAAGATGCCTTAGTAAATGCCATCGCTAAGCAAGAACTACCAAGAGAATGTTCTACGAAAGACCGATGGGTGTCCAAGACATATCCAATGGGTCGTAAATGTAAAGACTACTGCTCGGTGGCATACTGCTGTCCATACTATCAAGAAAGGATTAAGAAATAATGTTAAACATAAAAACTCAAGAGTTTCGTACTGTTGACCGTTACCGAGTTACCGCAATTCATCGACAATCGAGAACAGCGTTTGTTAACGACTTGCGTGTCGGTGACGAGTTTTACATCTGCACGAAACTCCATGGGGAACGAAGTCAAGCAGGCTATCTCGCACCACGAGTGAGACTGTATTTCCCAGACAAAAAGAAACATACAAAATATATCACACAAGAGCGTTTACAGAAAATTTTTAGTTTTAACTTCGATGCAGAGCCTGTAAACGCAGACGTGTCGGATGCGGAGGTAGTCGAATGATATTAATTGGTCGTGCTGGTGTTGGTAAAGATACTGTTGCTGAAATGTTTGGTGACATTCCACAATATGCATATGCAGATGCCATTAAAGAGATGGTCTCCATTGTTCAATCAGAGGGTGTAGATGCAGGTATGAAATATTTATCAGACCTAAGTGGATATTCAATCGAAGAATTACAAGGTATTCTACCTGTGGTACAAACGATTGAGAAAACAGTCTTAGAGGGCAAACAGCGAAAGCATCTGCAAGCACTTGGTAATGGATTACGAGCTTTATTTAAAGACTTTTGGATTGTTGTCTTAAAGAATCAACTATTGATAGATAAGCCAAACAGATATATCGTGACTGATTGTCGTTATCAAAACGAACTTGACATGTTAAAAGAGTTGGATGTTGGAGACCCATCGTTTAATGTCTCAATCTTCATCTCAGCGAACAAAAAAGAGCGTATTAAGAGAATGAAGAAAAGAGATGGCTCGTGCGATGAAACACGGCTTAATGATGTGTCGGAGACGTCTGTTGATGAACTTAAGAGTCAATGTGACTTTATGATTAACAATTCTAAGGACTTAAACCATTTAAACGCACAAGTTGACAAAATCAAAAACATAATCGGAGAATAGACTATGGTAAAAGAATTACACATGATTGCGATTATTGATTATAGAATGAATGAACTTAAGGCGGAAGTTCGCAGACGAATGTTAGAATCTGACCTATCCAAGCAAGAAGCCGTTCATCTCGTGGACAAGGCTTGCGATGATATTACAGATGCATTATGTCGATTGTACGATAAAGCGGAGGTTTAATACTTGAAATTAATCTATGAAGCAACGGTAATGGGTGAACCTGTTCCACAGGGTCGTCCACGCCTATGTGGACGAGGTCGTTTCGTAAGAGCATACGACCCTCCGAAGTCTAAGGCTTACAAACAACTGATTAAAGACTCTATACAGCATCCCAAAGATGTAACGGAAGTTCCATTATTGTTTGAACTTGATATTTACCGAAAGATACCATCTGGTGGTCGCAAGAAAGACCGTGAAGATATGAAATCAGGCTTAATTCTACCGACTAAGAAACCAGATGTTGATAACGTATTAAAAGGTGTCATGGATGCCCTGAGTGGTATCGTGTGGCACGATGATAATCAGGTGTGTGATGTAATCTGTAGAAAACGCTATAGCGAGCATCCACGCATTGAGTTTAAAGTTTACGACATTACACCATAACAGGAGACTACATTATGCTACAAGACAAACTAATTAATACAGATGGATTAAATAAACTTTGGGGAGAACAACTGTTGTGGTTCAACGGTCAATCTTATTGTTTAACCTCCACAGACTCACCATCTTGTGAAGACATCCGTAAATTACATCCGCATTGGCTTGTGTATTTAACTGGCGATGTAGACGAGGACACCAGCGAGATTGCACGTCAAGCGTTCTTGAATGGTGAAGCATTGGACAAATGCTTGTGCGACTTAGGTGTGATTGATGAAGCCTTTACTGTGTTTCATGGAGATATTATCGTACATGCATTTGTTAATACACAAGGCGACATCGAAGAAGAATATTCTGTCACAGAGTTCGATGAAGTCGAAAAAGAAAACTTGATTGCCGTTTATCGCTTAGACGAAGATAACCAATCCAAGGTTAACAAGATTGTGTCTGGGGCGTTATTAAATGACTATACATTGACTGTTGGATTAATTTGGGCGATGCAACTTGGGTATCAAGCACAAGATAGTATCGTTGATGAATTAAACCATGCTATAGATGCGGTGCAATCATGGACTGTTTAATCATTTTAGTATTACTCCATAAGATGATTGCAACACTAATGCTTATTGGATTTATCTATATGTGTTGCTTATGGATTAAACAAATTATCGAATATTACGATAACAGGAGATAGATATATGAAAAAACGATTAGATATGTTGCGACTGGGTTTGCTTGCATTTGTGTTATTCCTAGGTGGTTTAATGCCATCGCATGCATACCAAATGCAAGCTGAAGTATCTGCATATGCAGACCATGGCACAATGGCAAACGGTGAATGGACTCACGATGGAGCAATCGCAAGTGACGATTTACCGTTTGGCACACGAGTGGTTATTAATGGTCGAACGTATGTTGTAAAAGATAGATTCGGTGGTGGTTATTCAAATGCTATTGACATTTGGATGCAATCATACGATGATGCGATTGAATTTGGGCGGCAGTATATTACTGTTGAAGTTCTAGTGTGAAACACGGAGGAAAATATGTCAAAAGATACATTGAATATAAAACGAAAGATACGTGGTTTTAAACCAATAGCAAAGCGAGTACGTGGTTTTGAATACGTATCACGCCTAACAGCAATCGTTAGAAGACCAACACGAGGCTCTATCCATAGTGCTGGTTATGATTTCTATGCTTATGATGATTACACAATCGAGCCAAAGCAATCGGTATTAATTCGTACTGGTGTTAAAGCATATATGCCACCAGATGAATACTTGGATTTACGAGTACGTTCAAGCCTTGGTATTAAACGCCAATTAATGCTTGCGACAGGTGCATCGGTTATTGATTCCGATTATTACAATAATGAAGAAAACGAGGGTGAAATCATGGTTGTATTATACAATTATGGCGATACTACTCAACATATTTCAGCAGGCGAACGTATCGTTCAAGGTATTTTCACTAAATATTTCTTGATTGATAACGATGATACAATCGACCAACGCACAGGTGGAACAGGTTCAACGAACAAATAATGGGAGATAAAAAAACACATCCATGTTTAAAAGATATATGTTTCTAGTGGACATGTTTAGAAATGGGGAGTTATACAGAGTATCAATATTCGGTGAACACAGGGAGACAATCCAACAGTATTTATATTCGATTTCACCAGAGGTAATTTTCTTGCGTGAAGACGAGGAAACAGAAAAACAAGAGAAGAAGCGTACCAAGGGTAAGTATCGCAAGATTACACACAACGGCAGAAATATCGGTACAATCGTACAATGTGATTTCCGCACAGACCGTTGCCAATCCATCGGTGAGCGGTCTAAACGAATTACAGGTGTTGATGAAAGATATACGGTGGTCGCATGAATAAACTAATGGAGTTCTTTTGTTCTAATTCAGATGAACTTTTTAAGATACATGAGTTTAATAACCGTATGTCTTTTAAGGAGTTCGGCCAAGAGCGTATTTCTAAAAAGTTGGTACGCAAGATGAAACGCTACAGAGATTTTGACTACGAACGCTCACCAGAGGACATCTTGATTGAACAAGAAGAAATCAAAGAGTTGATGTATGCGTTCTTGCGACTCAGAAAAGAAGTCGGTACAAGCAGCATGAAACGACTTATGATGCGTTATGGCTTGCGAATGAAAGTTAGCGACATCGCCAAACATTTTGGTGAATACAAAATGTTAACCTCAAGACGACTCAAGAAGTCTTTGGGCATTGCACAACAAGTTTTATCTGAGTTGATTTCCAATGGTGTACTTGACGAAGATGTCTTGAGACCAAGCATTAGATGTTATGAAGCGAAAACACCAATCATCAAGGTTAACTATCCATTTGACTCTGCAAGACAAACATTCAAACGTATGTATAAGTACGCAGGCGAACAAAGACCCATGACTACTTGTAAAGCGGTTGAATATCTAGACAGGTCATTCGGTGACAACCAAACAATTTGCAATTTCTGTGGCAACCAATGTACACGTTTGAAAGATATGGAGAAACGAATTTGAATATTGCTGAACAATCACTAAATGTGAATAAAATAGATGTGCGAGTGGAATCGGAACGAGCATATATCGCAGATATATCAGATATTCATGTTGGCAACATCTATCACAATCGTGAAGCATTTGAGAAGTTTATTTCTCAAGTCAAAACGATTGACAATCTGTATTTAATTATCGGTGGTGACTCTACAGATAATGCAACAACTAGTTCCGCATCATCGGTATTTGAACAATCGGAACATGGTGGAGACCAAGTACTTACGGCATACCGCTTGTTAGAACCGATTAAAGACCGTATTTTGTTCTGCCGAAGTGGCAACCATGGATATGAACGAGCGTTAAAACATAACCGTTTAATCCCAGAGCAGATGCTCGCTGAGCTATTAGGTGTTCCGTTCTACCATGGCATGGCATCGGTATTCTTTAATGTCAATAAGAACCTGTATGTTATCGGTACATGGCACAACTCAAAGAAACCTGATAAAATGGAATGGCTGCATACCGATATTACGTTCTACGAGCATCTACATAAGACAACCTACGAGAGAACCATGGTCGCAGAACCCAACCGTATTGCCAAGGCTTGGTCTTTAATTGAACATCTGGATGTCCAAACAGGTTCATTCCTTGGTTGGGGCGGTTATTCCGCAGACAAGGGTTATAGACCAAACGATTGTGGAACATCCATTGTCGAATTAAGCGGTGAACGCAATAAGAAACAGATGCGAGTACACGACCACATCGACCGTGTTCTTGAATTAGAACACTTGCGAAAGGCAGTTGAACATGCCAAAAAAAAACAATAAAACAATAAAACGGAAACGCAAGCCATCAAAACCAAAGACACCGCTCGAAGCAATCCACAAGAAATGTAGAGAGTGTTGTTGCGGTACACTTGCTGAGGTGCAGGCTTGTGAAATAGACGATTGTGCGTTATGGCATTATCGTATGGCGGAAGATTAATTTCTTCCGTCTTTTTTTATTCGTTAAAATCTTTTATTTGTTAAAAATAAAGTCTTGACATAAGTATCTCCTCATGGTATTATACTATTAGAAAGTAGGTGAGACATGGCATCTAATGGGTTCGGTGGTGGTCGCAAACTGCCGAAAAAACGAGAGTATTTCATTGACTATGGCGATGGGTTTGACGATGTGTTAGACCGATGTCAAAAAACAGATGGCTGTTATAAATGTAAAACTAAGCCAATACCAATACTTCAACATTTAAGGTCAGCGGATGAACATTGGATATACTTGGCGTGTCCAAAGCACCCAAAGAATAGAACATATATCAATCTTGACTATAAGACAATGTTTAAGTCATGGAAATTTTTACAAAAGATTGGTCGAGAAGAGTTAAAGAAAGGTCAGGAAGAAAATGGACAAACAATTAATACTAGATATTAGACGAATGATTGACATCTCATGTTTATTGCTAATGAGTGGCTCATTCATTCAAACATTTGTATTTAATAACCAAGAGTGGCTTGGGGCGATGTTCTTAAGTGTGGTTATCTTTTGTTTATTCCCAAGAAAGGAGAAGTGTTGCAAATGCGATTCCACGAAGCATACGAATTAATGTCAAACGGTAAGGGCATCCGCAGACACCATTGGAAACCATCGCAATGTCTACGGATGAAACGTGGAGTAATTTACGTTTGTACCGACAAATGGCATAAAAGGTTAAAATCTATTGATGCTAAGTGTCTAACAAGTGCCGATTGGACAACAACGGACATTAATCCAATTAAAAAGAAAACAAAAGAAGATGTATTGGATTATTTCAAACAATTAAACAAAACTTTGTAGTTAAACAATAGGAGAAACACAATGAATAACAAAATGAAAACAACAGTTTTATCCGCAGTAATCGCAATGGCAACTATGGGTGTGTTTGCAAACCCAGTGGAGTTTGGCAATGGCGTTGTTGCGAATCAGCATGACAGTATTGCAGTTGGTAACGGAGTAGTTAACACCAGCAACAATAGCATTGGTCTTGGTAACGGTGTTACTGCAAATACTAATGCTATTGCTATTGGTAATGGGGTTGGTGCAAACAATATTAATACCATTGCTATCGGTAACGGCGTTAACGCTAACAGCACGACCTCTGTAGCTATTGGTTATGGACTTACTACAGATGGGAATGATGCAGTTAACATTGGTAATATTAACCATGGTGCTACAAAAGATTCCGTTCTAGTCGGTGCTTTTAATAATGTAAAAAATCAAACAGGTAACTCTACAGGAGATGTATTGATTGGTAATCGCAATACACTTCAAGATAGCTATCACGGAATAGTTGTTGGTAAATCTAGCACAATCAACAATGCTAACTATGGGATTGCTATTGGGAATGATGCTTCCGTAGCACAAGACGAATCTGTAGCAATCGGACATAATGCGAACGCTAGTGTAGTAACTGGCACTTCTTCTTCCGTCATTAATGGTAAAACACATGCATTCGCTGGCACTACTATAGGCACCGTATCTATTGGTAATACAGACAAGGAGCGAACTATTACAAATGTTGCTGCTGGTCGTGTTGAGTCTGACTCTACTGATGCAGTCAATGGTTCTCAGTTGCATGCAGCCATCGATGAAATCAACACCAATGGATTAAACATCAAGGCTAATAAAGATGCCATTGATGATTTACATGCATATGTCGCAATTAATGCAGATGCGATTAATGAAACTCAAAAACAGGTAAAGACTAATACGGCAGACATTCGTTCTAATATGGCATTAATTAATGATAATCATCAAGCGATTACAAATGTTGGTGCACAGGTAAATATATTACAAGCAACTCAAAACGCTCATACAAGCGATATTTCAGCGTTAAAACAGGCTTCTACGAGCCATGAAACTCGTATTACAACGCTAGAAAATCAATCTCAAGTAGGGTTCGATGTTTTGGATAACAAAGTAAACCAATTAGAACGTGGCACAAACAAGGCGATTGCATCTGTGTCTGCCTTGGGAGCATTGCATTGGAATGGCTTTGATGCACATAATAAGTTCTCTATTAGTGCAGGCTTTGGACACTACAAAAATGCAAACGCTGGTGCATTGGGTGCGTTCTACGCTCCGAATGAAAACGTAATGTTCTACGTAGGTCAATCTTTTGGTTCTGCCAAGGTAACAAACGCATCCGTGAATTTCAAAGTTGGTAAAACAACAAATGTTAAGCGAGACGAACTAAAGGATTTAAAAGAGCGTATCGAAATGTTAGAAAATCTATTAAGTAAATAATACAAGATGGGGCGACTCGCTCGCCCCAAACTATTGGAGGAATATATGAAAACACATGTACGAATTAACAGTATCGTCATTGAAGACGAATACAAAAAATTTGAAGAAACCTCAAATGTGTTGTCTAAGTTGCAACAAACATTTGAAGACAATGCATTTAAAGATATTGAAGATGTTAAAACATATCTTGCACGACTCAAATTAGATATTAAAACACGTTATCAAGAACGCCACACGATGCTCAGGGGTATGTTAAAAGACCGTAATTTAAGTGTCAGCAAAGCTGCATCAAGAATCGGGATGAGTCTTACTAATATGTCTCTTAAACTAAACGGACATAGAGCGTTTACCGAAAAAGATAAAGACAGTATCTTGCGATTGCTTGGCTTCAGTTATGATGAAGAAATTGCAAAGATGTTGTTCGAGGAAGATTGCGATGATTGAACTACATAAATGCGATTGTCGAACCATATTGCAACCCATCAAAACCCAATTGCAAGCGGAAAATAAACCATATATCATCGTGTCAGACCCTCCGTTTAACATTGGGTATCATTACAATGGTTATCACGATAGAATGAGCGATGGAGATTATAGACAGATGTTACAACAGGTGTTTAACCCATCGCATCCATCTGTCGTTATTCACTATCCAGAACAGTTGTATCAACTTGCGATTGATATTGACAAATCACCAACTAAAGTGGTATCATGGGTATATAATACAAACAACCGTAAACAACACCGAGATATTGCGTTCTTTGGTGTAACACCAGACTTTAAGCAAGTGTTGCAACCGTATAAGAACCCAAACGACAAACGGATTAAACGGTTGATTGAAAACGGCTCACAAGGAACACCGATTTACGATTGGTGGAACATTAATATCGTAAAGAACACCTCAGCAGAAAAAACGGTGCATCCATGTCAGATGCCGCTACAGGTGATGAAAAACATCATCGGTATTCTGCCAAAAGAATATACCATTGTTGACCCATTCATGGGTTCTGGTACAACAGGTGTTGCAGCCGTTGAATTAGGTCGTGATTTCATTGGTATTGAGTTAGACCCAATATATTTCGATGTTGCCAAACAACGGATTTTTAATGCACAGGAGAAAAACAAATGACAACTGAACAAGCGTTACAACATTATGAAGACCACGGTATTGATGGATTGTCTATTGAAGATATGGATAAGGTTTGCATCCATTGGTTGGAAAACCCAAATGAATATATCAATGAAATTGTTGAAAATATCGTGTTTTGTTCTTTTGGCAATTACGAATTAGTCAAAGAGGAAGAGCTGTATAGCGGTGAACATTTGGAACATAGAGAGATTTATTAAAATGTTCAAACAAATGAATATTTTTGTCTACAATTTTTAGAAGATATTCATACTGTGGAGAGATGGGATTTTGAGTGGTATGAAGTATATCCTGAAATAATCCCTGATACTAAGTTCTATAGAAAGCAGGTGTAATTATGAGTAAATTCGTAGCAGGTGAACTCTGCGAAGATGTGTTTGGTAGACCAGTAGTCTTCCTGAATTATGTACATGGGGTAGACTGTATTGTTTACAATCCAAGAAATGACACTTTTGAGGTTTACGATAGTAGACCACTTAAGCCTGTCGATAGATATTATTTCCACAGACATGTAATAGATGTGGAAAGCGGCATTAATGCATTAAGTGAAGCGTTTGATTTTAAAATCTTCGAGTTGCATCGCAAGGCATTACCGACCGCTAAAAAGCATCTGAAATTATTCAAGTCTTTAGAGGGGTGTACTATTGACTTGTCAGATAGTAAGCTAGATATTGCTCATGTTACCATTAGTGACAATGAGTCTCATAATTGGGAAGACTTAATTGAGTTTATTGGTGTTAGAACTCGTGATAACAATAGACAACGCTACTGTGTTCCTCTTAGTGTTTTAAAACCTAATAGTGCTCTATTAAGAGGTATGGTATCTCAACTACAGGAGGACTAATGTACAAACTTGAGTGGCAAGACACAAGAACATACGAAATGAAAGACCATGGTCTATTTGAGACAGAAGCCGATGCATTACAGGCGATTAAAGAATGGTGGCATCACAATGGTTTCACACCACCGTATTACCGCATTATGCATAACCCAATGGGTATCACGGTTGACTATGGGTCACATTATTGTTTTTATCATATTACAAAACAGGAGAAATAACACATGGCAGAACTAATGGATGCTTACCAACGCACACACGAAACTATGGGCACATTGGCAAAGAATGTTGGTAAAAATAACGAAACACTACAAACTACAACATTACAACTTGATAGCTATGCGAGCACCATAGACGAACACCATAAGCAAATCGAGATTCTATCACAGAAACAAGACATCCAAGACGAGTCTATTTCTAGTTTGCATCAATCTACCGCAATGTTAGCCGATGTGGCATCTAAGCATACAAGTCGTATTGACATAGTGGTTGCACGAATGAATGACTTAGAAGAACAAGTCAAAAGAACACAAAAGCATATCTTTTGGTATTTGATTGCGGTTCTTGTAATTAATGTCGGTTCGTTGATTTATTGGTTGGGTGTATAGATAGATGAAACGTATAGATAAGAACAAGGTTAGAACTATGGTTGAAGTCGTGGAAACGTATAGTGAGTCACGAGAGTTTGAAGAAGTCACACTCGAAGAAGCCAATTTTTATTACAATGCGTTTTTTGAATTAGTTAGACTTATTGAAGAAGCAACAGGAGAAAAAATATGCAATTAAAACACGCAACAGAATATAAATGTGTATTCTTAGAAACAAGCTATTTAAACTCCGCAGAGCGACAACTAAATGAACTGTTTGAAGACGGCTGGCAATTTCACTCGGTATTTACCGCTGGTTTTGCCAATGGTGGTACTGCCGAATATGCCGTTGTTTATCGCTAATAGGAGGACTTAATGAACTATATGAAAAAGCTTAAAGACAAATTCTTGCAGATGGAAACCAAAGTCAAACAGCGGACACATGCCATCGATTTATTGGTGAGCGGTCAAACCGCAGCTAACCAACGCTCGTTATCAAACACACGCAGTATCAAAGAATTACGCAGAACTCTAGGTGATACCATTCTAATGGTTCGAGACACGAATATTGATAATAGACTAAAGTTTCGTGCGATTAACTGTGAGATACAGAAAAACAAACGTTCAATCTCATGGCTTAAAGCCTGGTGTCTTGGTCTTACGATTTTTAACATTGTAATGGCAACATGGCTTGCGATTAAAATGTTTTAACGGAGGTGTCATATGCAGGTTGAATTACAGAATTACACACCACTCAATACAGCGACTCATGCCATGGGTCAATGCTATGGTAAAGAATTAACCGAGGATGCATTAATCAGAGCCATCCATAGCGGACATTTATCTTTACTGGAACATACGTTGGTAACATTCGATATTGAAATGTCACAGAAATGTCTTGCACAGATTACACGACACAGACACTTGTCTTTTACCGTGAAGTCTACACGAGGAACAGACTTTGGCGATGCCACATGGTTTAATTCCACGGAACATCCAGAGATTACAGACGATATGGGTCAACTCATGAATAAATTGATTGAGAACCAAATCTTAGAATATCGCCGTTTGGTTGATGCAGGTGTTCCATATCAAGTTGCATCTTATGTTTTACCATTGGCAACTAATGTTACCATGACTGTGAGTGGTTCTTTACGAGCATGGATGGAGTATTTACCAAAGCGTTTATGCAAGCGAGCATCCACAGAACATCAACAAGTAGCACGAGCGATTTTTGAACGATTGAATTACTTGTATCCGTCTTTGGTGAATCTACAAACGCTTGGCATGTGTGAGTCTTGTCACGAGGTATCTTGCGACTTTACGACACACAAGAAAAAACCAAAGACACCTGTCAGATTGGAGCTCGAGAATGGAAACGCTTAAAAATGGCACAATTGTACAATTCTTAGACGACAAAAACCAAGAATTGGTCGGTGAAATTAAGTTATATAACCCAACAAGTGACTTCTATTTGGTGCAAGCTGAAATTAACGGTCATGTTTGGTATATACCATCCGAACGCATTATTAAACAATGGAGTTAAACATATGAGATTATTAATAGCTATTATGGGTGCAATTCTTGCGGTTGCAATCGTTGTTCTTGGTATTGTCGCAAAGTTATCATGGCTTGCGGTTGCGATTGCGTTCGTTCTAGCACTTATTGGTATCGCAGGTGTAACCATGGCAATCGCATGGACTGTTCTTTGGTTTGCTGTAAAGATTACACTTGCGTTTATTATTTGTTTGTTGGTCGTTGGACTTATGAGAATGGAGGATAATAATGGAAAAGGTTTATAATGTTACATTTAGTGGTACATTCTACGGTGAAGCACGGATTACCGCCCATAGCGAAGAAGAAGCACATGAGATTGCATCTGACATTGCGGATTACTTTGACATCAATGTAGCATCTTACGAATATGATGCGAGCGGTTCTGTTGAAGAAATCGCCATTGAAACCATCGAGGAAGAAGACCCAGACTTCGAGGAAGACTACGAGGTGTAACAATGCAAGAAAAAGAATTACATGTTGGTGATGTATTTCTCTATAACGACAAACCAACATTAATTTACAAAGAAACGTTGAAAACGTATCGCACGATTTCTTTAACCAGAGGTGGACACTTTATTGTAACAACCATCTTTAAAAGCGAGATTGTAAATCGTAAGATTATCTACTGTGGTGAGACCAACTTACATTTGTTACTACAAGCACTCAAAGAAAGATTGCAGGTGCTTAACGATGTTTGATATAATGCATATGTTTCAAATGATTGGCACAAACGGTTTCCCATACGATTACACCGACAAACAATTTACAATCGTTCTCAACCAAGAAGTCGCATATGACGAATACGCAACGCTTACATTTATGTACGCAGCATTTGTGATACGATTGAAAGACGGTCGAGTTGTGTATGAGTGTTCTTGGGAAGACCACCCAGAGGGTTTTGTCGATTATGAACATCATGTTTATACTGGGTTTGAAATCAATCAAATAGACCAATTCTTGGAACAATTTTATGACACATTAGAACAGGAGGTCAAGGATAATGGATAGACACTCTCCAACGGTTGGAGATATATATATAGATGATAATGGATATATAATCATCATCTTTCGTATAGATACAGATGGCGAATATTACATTATGTATGACGATGGCTCTTTCGACTCATTATATTCCATTACTAGCGAGTTTACATACATAGGTCATTACGACACTAGTCAGATATTCCAAGCCATGAAAGATGCCGAAGAGCAATATATGGACATCGACAAACAAGTGTTATCCGCAGTTCAATACATGAATAGACACGTGTGTAATAAAGACGGTGCGACTCATTTGGTTGGTTGCGACATGCGTGTAGATAAAGAAATTGATACCGTGTTTGTACAAATGTATAATACCATTGGTGCAGGCTACAGATGGATTTCTGTGGCTGATTTAATGAAAGAATACACGCTAAAATAACGACAAAATAAAAAAGTCAAAATTTTGTAAAAAAGTTGTTGACACACAAAACCCTAGCTGATATAATGTAATCAACAGGTAAGGAAAACGCCTGTTAAACATTAAACAGTCTAGGGTTTTTAATTATTGAGTGATAACGAAAGGCAGGAAATATTGTATGAACCCAAGAAATGAAATCAGAAGAAATTGTGACGAGCGAGTGCGAACCATTAAGGCAGCAACACAAGATGGTATTCGCTTGACACCGCAAGAACAACAATCGGCAAGACGATTAATCCACAACGCTATTAATTGGGATTGCGATAATGCAGCATTCGCCTTGAGTGTGGCGTTGGAAGAAAACTTGGTGGTGATGTAGTTGCAACCAACAGAAAAAGAATTAAAGAAAATCACCAAATCAATTAAGGCTGGTCGTAAGTTACTACAAAGGGCAGAAAAGCCAAAGAAGACCAAAGAACAATTACAAGAATTATGGCAAGAACAAGCCAAATTATTACACGACCCATACTGTGCATGGTATTGTGCAATGGTGCGTGACATTATTAGAAATGAATTAAATGAACAGGAGAAATAATTATGTTATTCAAATTATCTTTAGACACAAATACAACATTCGTAAAAACTTTTACATTCGATGCCAAACAGTCTCGTATCATCATCTTGGACAACGAATTGTCGAACATGACAATTAACATTCCTGTATCCGAAATCGATGCAGTCATGATGTCTAAAATGTTTAATACATTGACACATCAATTAATGGAAGATGCGGTTGCATCTGGTAAAGGTTATGTATATATTAATCTGAGAGCCTTTATCAGCAACTATGAAGCTGCATTGGTTCAAAACCGTGGCTATAAAGATAAAACACAACGAAAAACATTTGAGTTATAACAGGAGGTGGACATATGTCTAAGTTGCCAGAATTTCTGCAAGATAAATCTTGTTTTGACGGTAGACCACATCCAGCGGTACCAGAAGATTTTCTGATTGGGTTTTATCAACGTGAAGCCGAACGAAGAAAACATATGAAACAATGCGATTGTTGCGGACGTTGGTTTACGCCTAAAAGTCATAATCAGCGTTTTTGTACAATAACGTGTAAACAAAAATACTATAGTCGGTTATACGCCGAGCAAAGACAACAAGAAATTGATTACGAATTAGAAAACGGAGGTTGGAATGAGTAATAAAGACATCTTAGTAAATTCTATGGCAGGTTATCCACTTACGCTATATATTGACCGTATGGCAGATAACATTGGCTCTCACAAAGAAGACAATGCAGTATTAAATCATTTGCGATATTCAATGTATCAAGAGATTTTAAATGCTGTAGGTGAGCACACATTATCCTTTGAAGCATTACAACAACAGATTGTCGAGTGGAAACAAATCAAGACAGTCAAAGATATTGTTTTGTTGTTGCCAAATGCAGATACCGACCAATTAACAAAAGAAGACCTAAAGTGTGTCAAGCAAGTAATCAAGGAATTAGACCAAGCAGTTACTTTAGTAAGAAAGCAGTTGGAGACCGTGTGCGACAAGTGTTTAACACTTGCTGATAAACATAAGAAACCACATATAGAGTCACAGGAGCAGAAATAATGGAAGTAACATACTTGAGATTAGACCCTGTACAGTCTGAGACAGACATTTTCGATGAATATATGTCTCAACAAATCATCTATAGCTGTATCAATCAATATGGTGCAGATGTTATCATTCCAAAGACATTACCAATGAAACTCAATGGCATCACTTTAGGTCGCAATCAGTTCTGGTCTGATAATGTGCCAGATTTAATTGTAACAACCGTGCAACCAAGCTGGTCTAATGGACAACCAATGGTTTCTGTTAAGTTTGACTCAGATAACTTGTTGACGATATTGCAGTTCTGTTATACAATACATTTACAAGACGGCTATCGACTAGATAGCAGAAAAAATAAAGTTTTATTACATCAAGGATTAATCACTAATATGTATCTTCTTGATGGCACTCAAGAATACACGGTAGAGCAATTTGAGACTCTAGGGAACATATTACAAAACGCAAGACAAACCGTTATCAACACATATGAAGACCAATTAATACGTGCATTTAAACATAAAAACACAATTTTTAAGTTGAAAATTTAATTTAACAGCAGGAGGAAAACCATTGAAACGTAAACAATTATTAAAACAAATCGACACAACAGTTGAGAACATCTACAGTTATATCGGTGATGAACACAAGGAAATGTACTCTACACATTCCGTTACATTACCACAGGGTCATATGATTATCTATACTCATAATATGTCATGGTTTGGCGAAATTAGACCATATACAAAACTAATGTTTATTCGCAATAGCGGTGAATTGACTACATACGCATATGGATTGTCGCTATTAACATTAGAAGACCAAGTGATGTATGATACCGACCAATGTGACGACCCAAATGCGGAACTACAGTTTTTGAAATTGTTTGAAACCTATTTAGAACAGGAGGTGTTCTAATGTATAAAATCACTTTTAGACAAGCCAATAAAGATACACAGCAGTTATATACAGAAGAAGACCCAATGTATTTTCTACAACTCTTAGCTTTTGCAGATATTGAATATTTATTGGTAGAAAAAGTGGGTGAAAACGAACATCTAAATGGTTTACAGGAGGTTGATTAACTTGGATACCCAACAGCTACATGAAATAATTGAACAACAAAACCAAGTGATTGTCGCAAAAGACAGTTATATTAAAGACTTGCAACATAAACTAAAAGAAGCAAGAGGTAAATTATATGATGCTCAATGGGAGATTTCGTGTCAAAAGTTTGATAAAAAATGGGCATCCGAAGCCATTCGACAAAAAGCAGTCCACGTTATCGGTGGCTTTGAGTATAATACTCGGTATGTTCCATTGGAACTGACTATCATATTAATGTTAGCGAGTGTTGCCTTAACAGTACTTATATTGATATGCGGTAAATAACACAGTAGGAGAACTAATGTATATCTTAGATGAAACCAAATATTGTTGGACAACAGATGATACTTGCGGTCAGCCGATGGACACCATCGAAGAGGCTATTAACGACTTTTACGAGTATGATTGCGAAAACCTTGATTGTACATTGGTTGACATCGGACATCCATCGTATTATATTCCCAACGTGTTTAATGCAGAGCAACTGATGTGGGATATAGACGATAAAATCGAAGAATATTACGACATTGTATTTAATGATAAATTGACCGATGAGCAAGATGAAGAATTGGAAAAACGACTGCAAGATACGTTATATCAATTCTTGAAAGAAAACCACTTGGACAAACGTGTATGGACTGTGTTTCAAACAAAAGAATACAATCCATTAGACTATGGTATTAATCCGCAGGAGGGCTATTGATGGGTATATATAACGATTTTTATGTGTTTGTAAACCACAGAGTTATTCCTGTGGCACAATTTAGTATCTACAATAGAAATATCGGAGGTTTTTTCAGAGATAATCTTCGTGACTTTCAACCAAATGAGGAATACATCATTGACGGCTCTTTGGTGGCACGTTTGTTGCAGGCTTATGAAGATGGAACATTAGCTCGCAGTCCATTAGTAAACCCAAGAGACCCATTGATATTCCCTGACGAAGTAATGCAGTTATGTCAGATTAAAAAATATATTGACGACAAGTATAAAGTAATATATACTCAAATTGATTAACAGGAGAAAAACATATGAATTACTTAAGCATTATCGAAGAGAACCTTACAAAAGCTGATTACGTTGCGTACTTGCGTGGCAGTATTCTAATGGCTCTATTAGAAGATAAACCACTAGACTTACCTCAGTTTAAACTATATGCTGACAAGCTAGTGGATATCCTAGAAGAATAACCAGAACAACCAACAGTTCCACTTCAAATTAAATCTTTTGATTATACCCAAGAACAACCAATCGTTGACTCAGATGAACCACAGGTGCAGCCAAAACCAAAGTTTAACATTGGCGACCGTGTAATTATTAAATACAACGATTACACAGGTACAATCGTTAGATTACCAATGGAGGGTGTTAACTTCCCAGAGGGTTATGTCGTAGAATTAGACGATAATCGTTTTGGTTGGATTGGTACACATGAGCGTGACGGTGTTGAGTGTAATGGCGGATGGTTCGCCGCCGAGAAAAACTTGGAATTAATCAATCAGGTGGCTTTAGAGCCAAATAAATGGTATCATACTACTGATTTTACTGTGGATGAGTTGCAGGCGTTATTACCAAGTGGTACTAAAGTTGAAGTCGAGGCAGAAGTATTGTATAATGATATTACTACCCTACCTCCGACCAAAATTAAACAGGCTACGGTGGAAAAAGTTGCTATGTCAGACTTTGGTGAAACAACGTACATCGGAACACTCGAAGACAATTTTTATAAAGAATGGTTTAAAATCGTACAGGAGGACTAAAGTGAATACATATCGCATCCATGCCGATTATAGTGGTACTAGACGAACAATCACCTATAGGTCACCAAAGACCCTACAAGAATTAAAAACAGGATTACTGTCTGATACTTATGAGGGTCACATATGTTTTCTGTTTGACAACGAACGTGAAGAGCCTGTGGATGCTTTTGCGTTAAATCTATCTAGGGCAGACACCGTTACAATTTATTTAGTGAAAACAGATGAACCAACAGGAGTGACACATAAATGAAAACCAAAAACGACTCTATGGGAACACTAAAATTAAAACTTGAGGTGACACCAGAGAACATCGAATGTTTAAAGTCATTGTTTTTAAAACCTGAAAATAAGACTTCAAATTCCATTAAGACTGGTACAATGTTATTCAATGGTAAACCTGTGGAGAAGTCCGTAGACGATTTACCGACCGTTGCTACGTTAAGAACTAAATACGGTTCTCTTAGAGATGGATACATCGCCATAGCAAAGTCTGATAACAAGAATTGTTATATTGGCGTAGTCACCAACTTTACAGAAAACATTATATATATTAAAAATACAATCTGTGTTTTTGTCAATGAGTCAACAAATAATATTGGCATCCAATGTATTGACACTTACAGCTTCCCAATTCAAGACTTGTGTGGCATAACCAAAAACCAATGACCCAATTCCAAAAAATTAAAAACCAAAAAATAAAAAACAAGATTTCAAAAAATAAAACCCAAGAAAAACACATTGGTTATTGACAACACAAACCGTCTTGTGTTATTCTATGAGTAGACAACAGGTTGCAAACGCATGGCAAACACCACATTCATTGTGTGATGCATCCTAAACACATTGCACAGGCAATCATACCACCATTCAAATACGTCTACAGCACATGCGTTCGCCTGCTGTTGTCATACAAATCAAATACCACCGTATAAAAACAACAATACATGCTTCGGTTATCGCATTAAGCATATAACATAATCGCTTATACATTATCACATCTATTGTTTGTCCACGTTTTATATGGTGGTATTTTTTTTTATTTGTATATATGTCGTGGGATTAAATAAACGCATATATGTGTCGGTGACATATGTATTATGTCTATATGTGTGTTCATGGGTTATTCTATTGACGACCTGTGGATGTAAGACCATTGTTTTACCCATGGAACATACGTTTGGTTTTGACATGAAGACCATCACAGGTTTTCATCAATGGTACTCAACCTCACGATATAACCACCGCATCACATTCATAGAACTCATTTATTTGCGTTCTGCGGTGGTTTTGGTCTATGGTGTATACAAATATACCACCGTGGATGTAAACGCACCGTATAGACGATTTGAATGCATTGTCGTGGTAATTTTTGTTGTTATATATGTGTTATTTTCCACGGATTTTTTCATTTGTATATATT